TATACTTTACTATATATTATTATATATTTATTTATTATTTATTTAAGTATATAAAAAGATGTCTTATAGTCTAGTAATATAAAAAAGTCTATATATACCAAGGGTTTCAAGCGAGACAGGACGTATAGACTCATGTGCTAATAACCGTCTTGTTCCTGTGCTAGTCTCTTAACATTTCTTAACATATCATAACATAACTATATGTATCTATAGTCAACTGTGCATAACTATATCTTACTAGCAATGTCTAAAGACTATGACAGCAAGACATCAAAATAAGACAGGAACAAGACAGGACAAAAATTCTCCCGTCATGGACATATGACGTAACACCACGACATAAAAAAGAGTACCGATATGGTACTCTAAAATCCATGTAATGACGTTTCTATAGTGCCTAAAGCAACGAATATAAACAGCATGATGATTTCAATACTGACAAGTTGTTCAAACAATGTAATCAATTTGGTAATTGAATACATTGTATATTGTTCATTGAGTTTACCTTTCTATTGAGATATTGGAAAACGACCAATCCGCCTCTTAAAAGATAAAACACTATTATGATTGTATAATTCATTAGTGTTTTCATTATAACTCCAATTCGCATAGTGCTAGACACGTCGCAATGATAACGATTAATGTGAATAATATAGTCACAAACAATGGTAGAAATAAGATACTGTTATAACATAAATCCATTACCCACATAAAAGCTGAAATAATCAATATGATGGACAAAACATAGACTATACCCACTTTGGTATTATGACTGATTAAAGCCTCCTCATAAGGCTCTAACTCATCTAAAGAGAAAGGTACTTTGCTACCCATATAGTTCATGAAGTTATAATATGCTCTCTGTTTACTAGTTAAATTCTCATAGTTACGGATTAATAAATGTTTGGGACTTACCAATATTATATCCATATTATGTTCATCATAGTCATAACGAGCAATGGTGATGTTCGTTCCTTTGACTCTGTATTTCATTTCTGTCAATCCTCCTTTTTAATCTTCTTCATCTTTCATCAACTCTTCTTTAATTTGTTCTTTGTTTTTTGGAACTTTATTTTTAGCCCAAGCGTATTGTTGTTTTAAGTGCATACACGTTATTTCATCTTCGTATGCCAATCTCTTACACGCTTCATCAAGTGCTTTTTCTAATCGCTCAATGTATTCAAAGATTTCTTGACAATGTATCAATTTTCCATTTTCATCATTAATCATCTTCAACCACCTCACAGTTGTTTAAAACATCTTCTATGACATAATATTTTTGACTTTCCCACGTCACGAATTGGAATAATTGCTTTGTAAAAACACTTAAATAATCATATTGACCTCCTGGCCACCACGTACAGTTATTATTCATAATACGAGGTTCTTTTTCACATAAATTTATTAATCCACTTTCATCTCTACAAATATATTTTGCACCTTGTTTTTGAATAAATTTGAGCATTTCATAATCTAACTTAGTCATTTTGATTGTTTCTAAAGGTTCTAATTTGTCTAATCCATATCTCCATGTAAAATCGTTTTCAATCACCTCATATCTATCTAAAATATCTTGAATTAAAGTAGGTTCTTTATTCTCACAAGAAACGAAAGGATATAATTCTGTAAGGTGCATATCGAATACAGAGTAATACTCTCCATTTCTATCAAACCACATACTACCATTAGTTATAGGTTTATTTCTAAAAAAATTCAATCTATTGTTGGTTACATCACGTGTAATGTAGTTATATCCCATTTCTAATTGGTGTTCTAGAAGTAATTTTTCTAGCATTGTAAATGTAGGTTTTATTTCCTTTAAATAATCTTTATAAAAGCCACATCTAGGATAGTTCATACATTCAATGATTTGTTCTTTTGACATAATATCCTTATTTAATCTACAAATATCAATACTGTCAATTTCTAAAGTTTCACTTCTTTCATTGATTTCTCCTTCAACAATCATTCCTTTGACCCACCAGCTTTTACCTGGATTTTTTAATTCGTATTTCATCTTTCTCTCTCCTTCTTCTTTAATAACTTCTATATTGTTGAAACCAATCCAAAAACTTTCACTTGCCCACCACATAAAACGTCCATTTTCTTCAAATTTATTATCTTTTGCATAACTGGATGTATTGACTTTAATCAAAGCCGTAAGGGAGTCATGTACAACCTTATAATCTGTGATAATATCTCCTATCTGCATAAATGAAAGTTCATCTGCAGGATAAGTGACTCTTAACTTACGCATTTTCATCTACCTCACAATTATCCAAGATATATGTGATAGAATGAGGTCCTTCATCTTCCCGTCTAACAAATGAAAATAAATCACCAAAGTCAATTCTTTTTATGTTTTCGGTTGTCTCCCATTCGTGTTTGCATTTTATCTGGTTTTGAATCATAAGCAAATAGTACTTTGTCATCATCCCTAGCAATATATTGGAAACCGTTTCCAATATAATATTTCAACAATTCATATTCTAGTTTTGATAAAGGAATTATAGGATTTAAAGACTCCAATTCGCTCATCCAATAACTCCATATAAACTCACTACCGTTTATAAAACAAGTTTCTATTTCCTCATCACTCATGATGTCTTTATTGTTTAAATATATATCCCATGCTCTTACAAAAATACGTCCATCATTAGATACTACACCTTTTAAAATCATTCCTTTCTTATCAAAATTAAAATTTTTCTTTCTTAATCTAAATGTTTGTTTCATTTCTTTTTCCTCTTTTCTTCTTTTTCCTCTTTTCTATTGATTTATTCGAAAAAAGTATTGAATATAATAAATCTAAATACAATTTAAAAGAACTCATCATGGAAATTAATGATAGTGTAAGTAATAAAATATCTGATTTATCACTATTCATCTTCATCGCCTCCTAAAAAATCATACATTAGCATTGCCACACCCCATATAATCAAAGGTGTGCATAAAATTAAACCTACATCTGCATTAAACATTGAATTTCACCTCCTTATTTGTACGTTATCATATCAATAGTTATTATAGTTCCTACGATTTGGTCGGTAGCGTCACACTCAACCACACTGCAATCCATAAAATAATAACTTATTACTTTTAACAAATCTTTTCTTTTACCTAGTAATAGTAAATTATTATTTTTTGAGTAAATGTAAATATGTTTAGCGTCATTTTTAGGCAACCCTTTTAGTACATTTATCAAATCCATTTTAATCTCCCTCCTTTATAACACATTCACAATCCAAAATTATTGCTCCCCCACAATCTGAAACTTTTTTAATAAGTTTATTTGAGAACATTGCTCCTAGTACCATCCATAAAACAGGTGGATTACCACTTGCTATCAAGTTATGGTTGTTGTCAAAAACATGCCATATCTTTCTATTTCTTTTTTGAAATGCTAGTTCATATAGATAATCCCCTAATTCTTTTTTCATTTTATTCACTCCTTTTCCTTTTTAATAGGTGTTGTAAGTGTTATCGCTTCACTAGATGATTATTCAACGAGGTTATCAATAGCCTTGTCTAACAATTCACATAATTCAAAATCTTCTTGTTCTTCTGGGTTTACTCCAAAATAAGTACATAAGATTTCAAGTTGGTCTGATGTTAATGTAAATTCAATTTGTCTATCCATCTTTGTTCCCTCCTTTATTTGACACCCTTATTGTACGCCCATAGTCTAGATATGTCAATAATTTTCGGTATATTTTTTAAATTTGTTTAAAATGTCTAAAATGTCTTTACTTTAGTGTAATTTTAGTGTAATATAGGTGTTGCTAAAGGAGGAAATATAAAAATGGAATATTTTAAAAAAGGAGAAATCGTTTATTTAATAAATACTTGCGGAGAAGATTTTAAAGTTAAAATTCTAGATAGATTTTATGACCATTGGACTCGTAGATGGTATTATGTAGTCGCACCTGTAGAATTTGAAAGCTTTAATAGAGAAGTAGCATGTATTCAATGTTATAAAAAATCCTAGCAAATATATGTGTGGACGTTGTTTTAGCTATTTAAAAAGTGAAAGGGGATTTATTTAATGAAAATGTATGACATTAAACAAGGTGATTGCCTTGAGATATTAAAGAAACTACCAAACGATAGCGTAGTTTTAGTGGTGACTGACCCACCTTATAGAACAACAGCAAGAGGAAACGCTGGTAATTCAGGTGGAATGTTGCAAAAAGAGATAAATAAAAAAGGAAAAGTATTTTCATACAATGAAATTACACCTGATAAATATATACCAGAATTATTTAGAATATTAAAAGATGGTAGCCATTGCTATATAATGACAAATCACGTTAATTTACAAAACATTCTTAATACTACAACACAAAATGATTTTCATTTTATTAAATCATTAATCTGGAATAAAGGAAATAAAATTATGGGACAGTATTATATGTCGCAATTTGAATACATTCTATTTTTTAGAAAAGGGAAAGGAATAAAAATCAACAATTGTGGTACGAGTGATATATTAAACATTCCAAATATTAAAACTAAAGATAGAAATGGGAAGAATTTACATGATACAGAAAAACCAGTTGAGTTAATGAAAATTCTTATTGAAAATAGTTCAAAAGAAAACGAAATTGTTCTTGACCCATTCATGGGAATAGGAACTACCGGCATAGCATGTTTAAATACAAATCGTAAATTCATTGGCTTTGAATTGGATAAAGAATATTTTGAAATTGCAAAAAAGAGAATTGAAGATAGAAGTAAAGAATTAGAAGAAGAGTGGGAAGATGATTTATAATTAATAAAAAGAATTTTAAAAACAAAAAGGAGGAAGATTAATGAAAAGAATGTCAATCAAAGAAGTTCTTGAATATTTGGAGATAGGTCGAAGTACATTCTATATTTATCGTGACAAAGGTATGCCTGTGCATTATACTTTAAGTAAGCGCCCTCATTGTTTCAAGGAAGAAATTGACGAGTGGCTTCAAGATAGAGTAGATAACAGGAGGAAGTGATAATGCTAGAATACGCAAAAGCTTATGATAAATTGGGATGGGTTGTTATGCCTATCAAACCAAATGATAAAAGACCTATCATCAAGAACTGGTCGAAAATACAATCCAATGATGAAACATTGGATAAATTCAAAGATACCTCAAATATAGGTATCATCATGGGAGCGACAAGCAATATCGTATGTATCGACGTGGATGTCAAAAATACAGATGGTGTAGCCACCCTAGAAAGATTAGAAGAACAGTTAGGAGAACTCCCTCAAACTGTAATGAGTGAAACCCCTAGCGGTGGTATTCACTACTATTTCAAATATGTCAAAGGAATTAGAAATAGAAAAGATGTTGGCGAGGGTATCGACATTCAGGCGGATGGTACTCAAACAGTAGAAGCACCAAGTCAAATTGACGGTACTCACTACGAGTGGGTGAACAGTCCATTTGAGTATGAAATAGCGGAGTTACCTCAAAAATGGAAACAGTATTTGTGTGAAGAAGTAGATGAAGATACTTTGATGCTTTCTAACAAGCCATTTGAAGCGCCTAGCGAGGTCGAAGAAGGTGGACGTAATAATACCCTAGCGAGTTACGTTGGCTCTCTATTGGGTAAAAAATTAAAGAAAGCAACCGTATTAAAAAAAGCTTTGAAGTATAACGAGGAGTCGTGTAATCCCCCTCTTGATGAAGATGAAGTAAAAACGATTGTCGACTCTATGATTAAAACGGATAAAACCAACAAGGCGAATAATGTCGAAAAAAGTATCAATGAGTCAAAATTGGACTCTAGTAATGAAGATGATTTGAAAGTAGACTGGATTTCTTTTGACGAGACAGGAACTGTCAATATCAATGACAAGAAATTTGCCGAATGGTATGTCAAAAGAAATGAACTTTATTGTATCAATGATAGATTTTATACACGATACGGTCAAATAAGCGATAATGAGTTTAGAAACAACATCCACAACATTATAGGTGGTATTATTACAACTCGTTTATCCGCCAAAGTAGAGTCTCTATTAGCGAGTGTCAAGAATGAAGCGTTCACTAAATTGGATGCACCAGACAAGTATAAAGTACAGTTCGATAACATCAGCTTTGATGTTCGACATGGTAAGCTTGAAGAATGTGACACCTTTTTTACACTACATCAGATACCGCACAACTATGATGCCAAAGCGGATTGTCCTAAATTTAAAAGGTTTGTCAATAATCTTTTCTATGAAGAAGATATTCCTGTCATTCAAGAATATTTAGGGTATTGTCTAGTACCGAACACTCTCGCTCAAACAGCTTTATTCATTGTAGGAGAGGGTGGAGAAGGTAAATCAAGAATTACAATTTTGATGGAACATATTATCGGTCATGATAATGTTGTAATCGGTGATTTCATTGGGCTTCAAGATAAATTCTCTACAACTTCATTAGATAAACAAATGATGTTTATAGATGATGATTTATCTCTAGAAGCTTTAGATGATACGTCCAACTTCAAAAAGATTGTAACAGCTGAAACGACAATGGAAGTTGAACCGAAAGGAAAACCTAAATATAAGACAAAGCTTTATTCCAGGATATTATGTTGCGGTAACGGAGCGATACAATCGAAATTTGATAGAAGTGACGGTTTCTATCGAAGATTGTTGATTTCAAAAGTTAAACCTGTACATTATGATAAGCCAGACAGGACTTTATCAGACCAATTAGACCAAGAAATACCAGGTATTATTAATTGGCTTTTAGAAGGACTATGTAGAGTCGTTAGAAACGGTTTTATTATCGAACCGTCTGTTCGTATGACACAAGAATTGCAATCGGTAAGAGACAGTAGCGATACTATTCAATTATTCATGAGTGATGAACAGTTTATTGAATATACAGGAGATAAAGACGATAAGGTGTCAATCAAGCAGTTATATGACGCTTACGAAAACTGGTGTCAAGACAATAACTATTTGGTAATTCATAAAAACACTTTTGGTAAGGTTATTAGAAAGACGTATAAAGCAAACTTGTCTAAAAAGATTATGAACCCTCAAAGAGTAAGTGATTTAATTTCACAAGAAAAGGTATATATCAATAAGAAACAGGTAAGAGGGATTGTAGGAGTTCAATTAAAGAATTATAAGAAATCATTTACTGTAAGTGCATAAGGAGGAAAAGAAAATGACAGTAAGAGATATTTTAGAGATAATGGATGGAGGAGCATTGATTTATGTTAAAAACATAAATCAAAAGCATGAATGTATTTTATTACCAAAAAATATAGTACCATTTTGTTCAGATTTATTGTTAGATTTACCTGTTAAAAAGTTAGATGCAGGTGACTATGAACTTGAAGGTGACGCAATAGATTGGCGAAGTAATGGGTATCGAGGAAAAGTTATTGTATGTACAGTTGATAGAGAAGAGTAAAAAATATTTTTACTCTTTTTTCATATATTTATTGACATTATTAGAAATCTATAGTAATATATAGTCAAGGAAAGGAGATAGCCAAAGGTTATCAAAGGAATATAAAAATGTTTGATGCTTATTTAGAAAGAATAACAAATGAAGCTTATTACAATAATGAGCCAGACCAAAGAGTTTTAGAAGAAATTGAAGAAGTTAAAGAAAAATTAGAAGAACTTCAAGATAAAATTTCTGAAACAGATTTAGAAAGTGAAGAAGCGGAAGATTTGATTGCAGAAGTAGATGAATTAAATGAAAGATTAGAAGAATTGGAGGAAATGGCTTATGGAAGTAACTAAAGAGAATTTAGAATGTGCTTACAAACATATGCTCTCTCAATGGGATTTTTACTGGGAACATTCCAATAAAGACCCTAGATGGTTTTATAACCCACCTATTGAGTTCCATGAAGGAGATATGGTTTATGTCAATTTAGATGTAAACTTTCCTCATGAAATGTGCTTGGGACATTGGTGCTATGTAGTAAAGGATTTAAGAGATAAAATACTTGTTGTCCCATCTACAAGTGTCAAAAATGACCGTGCGGTATCTACAGAAATGGATATAAGTGTAGTCATTAATGGCAAGAAAACAAAATCAAGATTGAACTTTAGCGAGTTAAGAACTGTAGATAAAATGAGGGTTGACCCTCGTAAGTCTGTAGCTAAACCGCAAGTCAGTCTTTGCTTTATAAAATACAAATTGAAAGAATTTATAGGAGGTTAGTTATGTTAGAAGTAAATAAAATCTACAATATGGATTGTTTAGAAGGTATGAAGATGATGGAAGATAATTCAGTTGATATTACTTTCACTTCTCCACCATATAATGACACAGGAACTAAAAATGAAAAAGTAAGTGAATTAAAATCAAACAACACACACAAGAAGTATGAACACGTGGAATACAGAAAAGATTATTTTGAATGGATTTGTGAGTGTATTGACGAAATGAGAAGGGTATCTTCAAAGTATGTGTTGTTTAATATTCAAGGATTGAGTAAGAACAGAAAGAATGTATATAAAATTATCGGTCGTTATGCAGATTATATCCACGATATTTTGATTTGGTATAAGCCTAATGGAACACCAACAAGTACACCACATAAAATCAGTAACACGTATGAATACATTTTGATTATAAAAGCGGATGGTGTCAAAGGTGTTGATGTAAACGGTAAATTTTATAGAAATGTAATTGTTCAAAATGTGAATACGAATAAGGAATTTCATAAAATCCATAGAGCAGTAATGAACAAGAATATTAGTGATGAAATTATTAGAGAGTTTAGTAATGAAGGCGATACAGTTTTAGATCCATTTATGGGAGTAGGAACTACGGCCGTGTCATGTCAAGAGCAAGGTAGAAACTTTATAGGATTTGAACTATCTGAAAAATATCATAAAGTAGCAAATGAAAGATTAGGTATCAAAGATGATTGGGATGATGATTTGTGAGAAAATATAAGGAGGTGAACTAAAATGGATAAATTAATTAATATAGAATTTATGAGGTTATTGTAATGAAAGAAAAGATGAAAGAATTTTTAGAAGGATTTTTAGTTATTGATATACTAGTTTGTTTTTCATGGGCAATAGTTGAAATATTGATGTTCATACTTAAAATGATAGGAGTGATTTAAGATGGGTGAAATAGATAAGCAATGGATGAACCAAAGAGGATTTGACGAATATCTCAAAGATGGTAATACTTTGATTTTCAAGGATGTAAATGATATTCAAGTGGGTGTTAAAAACAGTTATTACAGGTTTTATTACATTGTAGATACTGTAGGGAAGTATCATTTAAGAAGTACAAAATTCTATGATTGGGATAGTTTTAATACTTTTTATGAAGAATTTAAAGAATTAGTAATGACTTTGAAATGGAAGGATGATGATTTATAATGGAAAATTTTAATTATTATGTATTGTATTATTTAACTAAAGATAGGAATTCATATATTTGTTTTAATCGTGTAGAATTAAATAGACCTATCAATAACATGGAAGATTTAGAGTTAATTAAAAAGATGATTGCAGATGAAAAAGATACGAAATGGTATAATATTCAAATATTGAATATTATGAGATTTCCAATTTAAGGAGGAAAATAGAAATGAAATTAAAGAAATTATTGAAGTATGTTAATAGTTCAAATATGCTAGTTATTTTTGATGCCCATACGGGAATATCAGAAAAGGGGGTTCGTGTAAAAGAGGTTGAAAAAAAATATCTAAACTCTAAAGTTGTATATGTATCTTCATATGGTGCAGATGAAAGATGTGATTGTGATTATTTATCTGTGATAATTGCTAGTAAAGGAGAAAATTAAAATGAATTATATGGATGAATATCTTAATAATAAAATTAATATTTATGCTTCAATAGAACATGACTATTTGGAATATAGAGTGTATTTAGGACATGAAATGATAGGTAAATTTAATACACTCAATGAAGCATGGGCATTCGCAGATGTCTATATTGAAAGACTTTTAAGATTTAGAAAAACGCAAGAAAGTAAAGAGAAAGATGTTTTTAGAAACAAAGACGGTATTGTCACTCAACAAGACGCTCTTAAAGGAGGTGAAAGATAATGACACCATATAGTAATAAACGTACTTTTAGAATGTTCGTGGCTTATGCTACATCACACAGAGCAATGTTGAAAAGAAAGAAGGGTAGAAAATAATGAATACAGACGTAAAAATTTTTATATCTAGTTGTTTAATTGTATTAAATGCTTATCATTTCATTCGTCTATGCATTTAATATTTTAAAGATAAGAAAAAAGATATTGATAGGTTTGAGAGACTACGTAATTATATACAATTCAAGGATTATGTAGAAAGATTTTTAATAATAAATATAGTTTTGTATTTATTATGTAAATTTTATTAAACGTTTAGGAGGTTAGAAAATGACTAAATTTGAAGTAGATTTATTGAAAGAGTTTCAAGATGATGGATGTGGTGATGATTGTTTTGACGAAATCGGTACACTTGTTGGTATGAGAATGAGAGGATATTATAAAAATGTCAAAGATGATGAAACCATTGACGAATTGGTATGGAGATACGACAATGAAACTGTTTGAACACCAAAAACAAATACTTAATCTATTAACATCTAATAATAGCTTTGCTGTATTTGCAGAGCAAGGAACAGGAAAAACTTACCCTGTTCTTTATCATTTATACAACCTATTTATGGCTAAAGAAATAGAAAACGCTTTAGTTATATGTCCTGCATCGGTCAAAGGGTCATGGAACAGAGATATTGAAAAACTAGGTAAGAGGAAAGCAAAGTATCTTAAAAATTTAGTTGTTGTATCTTACGATATGGTGTGGAGAAGAAAAGAGTATGAGAGAGCATGGGATTGTATCGTATTGGACGAGTCACATTCCATAGCACATAGAAATACCAAACGTACTAAATTCATCCATAAACTTAAAAATATGAGCAAATATAGGTATATCATGACAGGTACACCAATGCATAACGGGCATTATGAAGATTATTATTCTCAAATTGATTTTATTCTTCCTAATTATCTAGGAACTTATAACGAGTTTCTAGCACATCATACTGTACAAAGACAGTTACCAGGTACGTATGTTAAAATTATAGTAAAATATAGAAATGTTCAAGAATTGCTAGACAAAATAAGTGAAAAAGCGTATTATATTGATAAGGAGTCATGTCTTGATTTGCCAGACAAATTACCAGACAATATCATTGATTGTGAACTCAAAGAAAAGAAGAAATACAAAGAAGCTTTAGAAAACTTCATAGAAGAATTTGATATGAATATAGGAAATCCTATGTCCGTCATTGTGAAGTTAAGACAGTTATGTAGTGGCTTTGTAATAGACGATTATCAAGAACTTCATGAACTTAAATGTGAGAAGATAAAAATGCTAGATGAACTTATCGACAGTTTGAATGGTAAACTCGTTATCTTTGCGGAGTTCACCTATTCTCTATCTCAAATTCACAAGCTTCTAGAGAAGAAGAAAATCAATTATGTAACATTGGATGGGAAACAAAGAAACAAGTCCATATGGAAAGATTTTCAAGAGAACGAGGACATTCAAGTTATTGTATGTCAATATCGTTCAGCTAATGCAGGAATAGATTTGTTTGCTTCTAGTAATATGATTTTCTATGAACCAAACCAATCAAGTACAGTTATCGACCAAGCTATGGCACGTATACATAGGAATGGACAAACTAGTAAATGTAGTTACCATTGGTTGATTACAAAAGATACTGTAGAAGAAGATATTTACGAACGTGTTTCAAATGGGATTGACTTCAATGTAGAAGCTTTAGATAACTTTAGACAAAGGATGTGATAAAATGGAACAATTCACTAGATGTGATTTTTGTGAGCATTTACAAGAATGCAGAGAAAAATCTTTATTAATTGATTTCACATTAGGGATGGACACAACAAGGCATTTTATACCTAATGAGCTTCTTTCTGGATGTCCTAGAAAGGATGATGAAAATGATAGAGAGAACATTTAAAATACCATCATGGCATAGGCTTTATTCAGATTATTTTAGGTATCTGAATAATACTCAACAAGCTATCAAATTACTTAAAGAATTTAGAAAAGAACAGGATATTCAATGTGAACTAATTCTCCCTTATACAGACAGTCGTACTCAAAAGCAATCTTTAAAGATTGCTACAACCAAAGACTATAGAAGAATAGCACATGATAAAAAGAAATTCGGTACGGATTTAAAAAAGCCAGATAGTAAAGGATTTTATGGTATTCGTCTTAATTCTAAACTCTATCAATCATGGTTGGATATATTGAAAGCCAATGATAATTTTAAAATTCTAGACGAGCCTAAAATAGCTGAATACATTGGTATCAACAACAAAGGCAAGGATTTAGGCAAATTTGAAAGAGAGTTTCTCGTAGATGATAAAGACCTTTATCTATCAATCAAATGTGAATACAAATTTATCGTAGTAGATGATTTTATTGAGATTGAGCCTTATAAATTCTATGAAATCAAGGAAGGAGAGATATTGTGATTGAGAGTAAAAGAAAACAATTAGAAATCATAGAAGATTTCTATGCACTTTATATGCGTTCACCGAAACCTGCAGAATACAAAGCTTTAGGGGGTACATATAAGACGAGTCCTTACATTACATTCCTAGCTGAAAATTATTTCAAACCTCCAACGTCTAAAGAAGAAACTTATGAAGTTGTTAATAGACGAGGAGACGTTGTATATACAGGAATTCCTAAAGATATAGGATATGAGTATGATACTACAGGTGGACAAGTATCTAGAGCGTGTAGAGAAAAAACATTGTATAAAGGAAAATATACAATTAGGAAAAAAGAATTTGATATTGATTATTTCAATAAACATAGAAAGGATGATTTGAATGGAAAAATTGACTAAAAAAGATTTACAGAAACGTTGGGGCATCTGCGAAAGAACCCTTGACAGATGGAAAGATATGAAAGGGTTGCCTTATCATAGATTACCTGTAAATGGTAGAATTTATTTTTATAAAGAGGAGATTGAAGAATGGGAAAACAAGATGATGGGTGGAAAAGTAGATTAGTAGCTTTTGACTTTGAAGCCACAGCCTATGATTGGTTATTATGTATAAAAGATAGACAGACAGGAAAGTTCTATGATTTCCATAATGACCCACAGGGTGTTGAGGATTTTATCAATGAGCATGATTTTATCTATGTAGGATATAACAATAAACATTATGATAATTATATTCTCAAAGGTGTTTTAAACCATTATACACCAGATTTTATTAAGGATATTAACGATTATATTATCGTTGAACATCAAGACGGATGGACTTATCCGTTCGACCAACCGTACATCAAAATACCACCAACAAGTGACCTCATGTTGGATATGCCTTTGAAACAGTCCTTAAAGGAACTTGAAGGTAATATGCTCATGGACATTCAAGAGTCAACTGTAGATTTTAAAATAGACCATCCGTGGACTAAAGAGGAGTTTGAGGAAATGCTATCCTATTGTCACCATGATGTCGACTCTACATCACGTCTAATTGACGAAAGAATGGACTATTTAGAGGCTAAAGTATTCAATGGCACAAGAGAAGGCTTGACACCAGAAGAAGCCTTATATCGAACAAATGGACAGTTAGCGAGTATCTCTTTAGGTGCTGAAAGATGCGAGTTCAATGACGAAAGAGATATTCAGTTTCCAGACACAGTAAATTGGAACAATATCCCTAAAGAAGTAAAGGATTTTTTCTACCAAGCTTTTGATGAAAATATCCCTACGGAGGTACTTTTCAATAAGAAACTTAAAATTGATTTTTTAGGGTTGGAATGGGTATTCGCCTGGGGAGGTGTTCATGCGAGTGTTCAAAATGAAATCATTGTAAACGAGAATGGATATGTTCAAAAGATTGCCGACGTAACTTCCCTATATCCATCATTGATGGAAGAATATGGACTTACGAGCCGTGCAGTACCAGACCCTAATAAATTTTTCAATATGAAGAAAGAACGTATTGACGCTAAACATAGAGGTGATAAGAGAGTAGCAAATTCTCTTAAAGTACCTATCAATACAGTTTATGGTATTTCATTACAACAGTTTAGTGATTGCTACGACCCACGTAATGGTCGTTCAGTATGTGTAACAGGACAGTTACTATTGACGGATTTATGTGTTGAGTTGTGTAAACAATGTAAGACAATTAGACTTACTAATGTAAATACAGATGGTGTCGCTTTTATCATTCATGAAAGCGAAATGGATATAGCTAATGATGTTATGAATGAATGGCAAAAGAGAACACGTCTAGAATTAGAAATTGAGGGTATCAAGCGTTATATTATTAAAGATGTGAACAATTATATCCTTGAAAAAGAAGATGGTTCGTTGAAAGTAAAAGGTGCTTATGTGAGCGATTATAAGCCATCATTCAAGCATAATTCATTTTCTATTGTAGCAAAGGCTATTATTGATTATTTTATTAGTGATGTACCTGTAGAAGATACCATCAATGCTTGTAATGACCCTTTCCAATTTCAACTGATTGGAAAAACAGGAGGTAGTTACGATAAGACAGTTCATTATGTGAACGGTGAAGAAACAGAAGTACAAAGGGTAAATCGTATTTATGCGGTCAAAGATGAAAATCTAGGTGCGGTTAAAAAAGTAAAGAAAACATATTTGGACAAAGAATTGGTTCAAGAAGTAGACTTTGAGGAAAAATGGTCGAGATACTACATCAATCAAAAAGGAAATAAAACTTATAAGATAGTATGGGAAACGGACGAAAAGGGAGATTTCTTTATGAGAAAAGATACAATTCAAAATTGTCCACCTCATGCACTTATAGACAATTCTTGTAAAATTACTATTGACACTATTGATAAAGAGTGGTATATTAATCTTGCAAAGAAAAGAATAAATGATTTTCTAGGCATTAAAAAAAATAAGAAAACAAAGGAGAAAAAGAAAATGGCAGTAGCTAAAACAAAATTAGAGCCAAGACCTGCTCTATACAAAAAGATTTTTGATTTAGGTCTATATTTAGCAAAACAACCTTACATTACAGATGGGTACAATGACGCACAAGGATATGAATACATCAAGTCATCTTACTATCGTAAAGTATTAGGACAAGGATGTAGAGAAGTTGGATTGATTTACAAATTATCTATTGTAAATAGATTGTTCACACCTCTTGAAAAAACTAAAAATATGAACTTGATTACCATTCAAGGAAATATGAGTTTGATTGACCCAGATACAGGGGAATTTGAAGATTACCCAATTATTGCAGAAGGCAGTGATAATTTAGATAAAGGTATTTACAAAGCTGAAACAATGGCTATCAAATACTTCGTGTTGAATAACTTCTTGTTACCAGAAACGCAAGATGAAATCGACCCAGAGTCAGCTAAAGAAGATAGAAAAGCAGAAGAAAAACCTTTAAATGTAACAAAGGATGAACCTAAAAAATCTAAACCTACACCTCCTCCAACTAAAGAAGAAAGAGAAGAAGCTAAACAAGAAGTCGTAAATGACGACCAACCAACTATGGCTTATGTAGATGAAATGATTGATTTAATCAAAGCTTGTCAAGAAAAGAAACCAGGATATGGTGAAAAAACTTTAGCCAACCTTGAAAAATTCAAAAAAGGCGAAATGGCTTTAACTAAAACAAAAGCAGTTTCTATGATGACAAAGATTGAAGAAAAGGCGGACGAGTTTGGGGTTGAATAAACTCCTACTCTCAAATGATTATGAGAAGATTATTTGTAAGTCAACCAATGCGTAGTAAGACGCAAGAGGAAATTATAGAAGCAAGAGATAAAGCTATTGAAAGATTATCACGTAGATTAAATGAAGAATTTGAGGTAGTTGATAGTTATTTTACTGAAGATGAACCAAAAGATGTAAAAAGTAGTGGTGTGTATTGGTTAGGTAAATCTTTAGAATTATTGAGTAAATGTGATTTAGCTTTGTTCATAGACGATTGGTGGGAATATAGAGGATGTCGAATTGAACGAGAAGTAGGCCGAGCATATGGAATAGAAATACTTGAAATATAAAGGAGAATAAAAATGTTAGATTGGAAATACAGTGAAGATGGGAAAAGAATTATTTTAGTAAATGGAGAACCAAGAAGTAAACTAAAAGTTACAGGTACTCGTCTAGCAGGAATTTTAGGATTGAATAAATGGAATACTCCATTTCAAATGTGGTGTGAAATTACTAAATGTGCTAGACCTCCATTTGAAGATACGATTTATACTTTAGCTGGTAAAGCTATTGAACCAAAACAAATTAAATGGACTAAAGAACAAATTAGTGAAAACGTATTATCACCAGAAGAATTTTTCGGTAATAGATACAATGAAGTCAAATATGACTTCTATCCTAATGAAAAAATCTATGGTGGTATGTGGGATAGTAAACTCGTTCGTCCTAGCGGTAAGGTATCAGATATTTTTGAATACAAGACTACCAAACGTGCAGAGGATTGGATAGACAATCCACCTGTTTATTATTTATGTCAAGCATTGGAATATGCTTATTTAGAAGGTGCTAAAAGAGTGCATTTAGTTGTATCATTCTTAAAAGATGATGATTATAACAATCCTCAAAATTTTGTAGTAGATGATAGCAATACTCAATTATTCACATATGATGTGAATAAAACTTATATTGATATTACAGATGGGGAAATCGTTGTTTTAGAAAAAGACGATAAAATTCCTGTAAATCATTTTAACATTAAAGGCTTGATTAAATTAGCTGATAAATGGTATGATGAACATATCAAGACAGGATTTAGTCCTGCATTTGATGAAGTGAAGGACAAAGAATATTTAGATATTTTAAGAACTTCAAAACCTCAAAATGATTTAGACGATAACGATTTGGTTGCAAAAGCCAATGAACTTATCGCTAAAATAGATGCTATTAAAAAAGAAACAGGTTTAGCAGATTTAGAAAAACAATTAAAAGCTTGTGAAAATGGCATCAAAGAACAGTTATCTTCACAAATGGGAGATAACGATACAAAAGCGGTTTTAGGTAACTATACATTATCTAAAATAGTTAAAGAAGTTGTTTCTTATGATGTTGAAGCAATGGAACTTGATGGAGTATTAGACAAGTATGAAATTAAATCAACAAAAGAAACATTAACATTGAGAAAGAAAAAATAGAGAAAGAGAGATTAGAGATTATGGACACAATTCAATTAGTAGAAAGTAGTTTTGTATTAGTACCTGCAGGAGAAGATGTAGTTTTAGGAATTACAAGCGTAAAAGCAATGCCTAAAGCAAAACCATCAAAAATCGAAGTAGTATTCACTCATGCAAATGGTGGAACAATCAAACAAACTTATGACTTGAATAAAAAATTAAAGAAAACAGACAAAAACCCTATTGGTTTAGTATTATTCTCAATTTTAGCAAGAACAGCTTTAGGAGATAGTTCTTTAGAAAACTTCTCATTATCTAAAGATTTACCAAAATTAGTAGGTAAAAATTTAGTGTGCGAAGTCAAACATTCAGACCCTAAAGATAATGAAAACGGATATGTTTATGCCAACATTAAAAGAATTGTTAGATTAGCAGATGAAGAAACTGTTGAGGAAGTAGAAGATGAAGAAGATGACCTTTAATAGGTCGCCTTTAGAGTCAAACCTAGTCAAGAAGGTTGAAACATATATTAAAACCACGTTTAAAGAAAAAGCGTGGTTTTTAAATATCGGCGGTAACGCTTCACAAAGAAGTGGAGTGCCAGATATACTAGTATGTATCAATGGAAGATTGATAGGCTTGGAACTTAAAAGAGAAGATGGAACAGGACGACCAAGTAAACAACAGGAAATAGAATGCCGAAAGATAAACAATGCAGGTGGAATAGCAATCATTACAAATGATTTTGAACAAATAAAAAAATTGCTAAATGATGTTTACAACAATAAATATGTATGTTAAAATAATATATGTGAGAGGTACTACCCATCACCTCTCACTTCTCCGTTAAAACATTTTGGTTGCGAATATGCAAAAAAGACTACATTTATTTGTAGTCTTTTTTCATGCACATTGCATATCTTAAAGCTTTACCATCTGGGGCATCTTTATCGTTCAAGAACTTGTGAGCCATACGGACATAGGATGTTACATTATCTCCTAGCACTTCGCAATAATCACTATATATCATATTCATGGCATAATTCCAATCGTATTCGTTGAAATCCCTAAAAGAGACACCATTACTACGTGCTACCGAGTTTGTTTCTTCTACACTCCATTTAGGCGCTTTTGAACCATCATCATTTACCATATCTTCATAAATATCATTCAATGTGTCCTCGTCAAAATGATACCCATTTACTAAAATATAAAGATTTGTTTTAATATCTCGATAACGGTCTGGGTGTTCCACTTTGATAATATCCATGACAATATCAAAGTCCTCCATCATCTTTTCGATTACTTGCGGATGACTCATGGCTTGTTGGTACATTTTCTTCATACTCATAATTTACCCTCCTTCAACAATTTAATGATTTCTTCGTTCTGTTCTATTATCTTTTTAGATAACTGTCTGTTTTCAATCATTAAAGACATAATATCATTATGAAGATTTTCTATGACTTCATCATTACTTGCTTGTTTATGAAGTTCATCATTGTTTTGTACTTGAAGAATAAAAGAAACAAGAGTGATGGCATCTAGAAAATCTAAATTTTCATTCATTATGCAATCTTCTTGATAATGATATTTGCATCTTGAACAGTTAAAGGTAAAGCTGAATTATTTCCTAATGAAATGACATATGAAGCACCACATGGTACTTGTACTAATGTACTACCATCTACGTTTCCCAATGCACTCGCTGTAGCTACTGTATAGATACTTCTAGTTCCACCAATGATTTCACCATCTAGTTCTAAATCTAATGAAGCTTCACCTAGTGTAGCAGATGTGATATTAGCACTATATTCTACCTCATAAATACCTGGTTTAGTTAAAGTAAATAAACCACTTCCTAAATCATGTGCTAACCATCCTTTACAAGCACATTGACAAGAACGTGTTCTTACTCGGTCTGTTGGAAATAATACATTTTGTCCTACGGCTACTGTTTGACTAGCCACTCCAATACTATTAATCATATAATTTTCTCCTTTCTAAAATAAAAAGAACAGTTCCTTTGAACCGTTCTTTTTAATGTTTAAATCCAAAGGTTTGATAAAACCTAATATCGCCATGCGACTAGATTATAAAGTTGTTCCATTACATCCGCAACCATTACCGAAACAAGCACCACTATTATAAGCATAATATGGTGAGCAAGTAAGATATGCTGGTTTAGGTGTAGGTTGTAATGTACTGATAATGTTAGCTGATTGTGCTTGTTGAGATAATTGGAAATTAGCTGTTAATAAATCTCTATCTCTGTCGGCTAATCTGTCTCTTAATTCTTGCATTGTGTTAGCATTGATTAAGGCTCTAGTTGCTTCACCTTCAGCATGGATTGCTGTAGTAATTTCACAAGTATTTTTATAATCTTGTGCTACTACGTTGTCAATCGCACGTTGAGTTGTACAGCAACATTCTTGTTGACTAGCTTGTAGGTTTTGCATACCTAATTGAGTAGTATAGCGACTTTCCAATACATCACGTTGAGTTTGACAAGCAGAGTTAGAAACGTTTTGGTTAGTATTAAAAATATCACGTTTAATGAACTCATCATCAAATAATGTGTCATTAGCGACATTATTGTTACCCCAACCATTATTACAAAATAATAAGATTAAGATAACCCAGAACCATGCACCAAAACCATTACCGAAACCGTCATTGTCTTTTTCAGCTAGATTGTAAGTAGGTTGAATACCCATTCCTGCATCTGTCATATGACCTCTCTCCTTTTCTATAATATATTTATAACTACATTAAAATTTAATGTTGTTACCGAACATCTTTTTAGCTTGTTGTTTAGCCATTTCTATTTGTTGAGGTGTAACTCCCATTTGTTTCATAAAATCATTTGGATTGACTCCACTGTTCATCATTTGATTTATTTGACTGAACATTTGAGGGTTACGTTGTTTTAGCATATTCATGAGCATATTTTGAGGGTTCATCATACCACCCAATGGATTTGTACCTCCACCCATGAAAGACTTTAAAGGGTTAGCCATTTGTTTTGCCCCCTTTTCTTGCGTTTTGAGGAGGTTTTTGTTCACTAGGTACATTTTGTTGTACTTGTTGAGGTTCGCCTTGTAATGCCTTTAAAATGGTGTCCATTTTTGCTTCTAGCATATCCATACGTTCGTTGTTTGCATTTTCAACTTTTTCTTCTTTGATTTCTTCAAATTTGAATTTCTTGAAAGCACCATCCATATTTTTCATATAGAAAACAGGATTGTTGTTATCAAACAGTATCAATGGAAGATTGTTGTTTGCTACATTTCTCGCTTGTTCTTCTCCATCTACCCACTTACCGTTAAAATCAAAATTTGATGGTACAGGATTTGATGGAATGTTATTGATATTAATGTTGGGAACATTCATTTGCTGTAATGATTGTAATTGTTGTTCAATCATAGCTTTTTGTTGCATCAACGAGTCAACTCTAGATTGCATGGGATTGTAATAATTGTTCATGTTCATCCCCTCCTCGACTATTAATATAACACTTTTTAAAATAAAATGTAGTATCTTTTTAGTGTCATTTTCATAATAAAAAGAGCCTTTAAGACTCTTTTTGAGGGTTTATATAAGTTATTTTTACCAATTTTTTAAATTTGGAATATACACCAAGCGACTACCGATACCACGAGTGTGAGCACCAACACTATCATAACAACCCCAACAGAACCCACCAGCATTAGACCCACTAGTCCAACCACCGCCCAATCGAGGGACACTATAGTCATTAAGGTTTGAAATTACATAAGTATGGTCTCCAACGGGTTTAGAACTATCTCCACCAACTTTTGAAGGAATGAATAACCAATCATAGTTGTGACTATATCCCATAGCTTTAATATATCCATTACTATTTGGTAGTGTAAATCCAACACCTTCATAGTTATCACTGTGTTTATTTTCAGTATAGTTAAAATCCTTGCATACGTAAGGTTGTCCACCAAGCATATGAGTATTTCCCCAAAATCTCAATCCTTCAATCAACTTCCAAATATTTCCCCAAAAATTTTCTACACCTCTAAATGAAATTGAAGTTTGACTTTCTCCTGTATATTCCGTTCTATCTTCACCTTTATATTTTATAGACGTAGTAACACGTCCTGTAGCATTTCCTAAAGATGAAGTACTTCCTGTGTTAACAGCACAGTTGTAAGAACTATTATCAACTATTGAAACAACACCTTGATTAATTCCATTTTGGGTGTTCATTGTGCCTAACTCAATAATCATTAATAGTTGTTCCATTGATACGTCCTTAATAGAAGTTGAGTGCCAACCTTCACCACGATTTTTAGCAAGTTTTTCTACATTAGCACTTGTCAAGTTTTGAGCCAATCCACTACAAGGTTTTACATTTGCAATAGAGCATAACAAGTCTTTATCAAAATCAGCTACTTGTTCATCTTGTTTTAAATAAGTACTTGCGGAAGTATCATAGATAGATGCCTCATACGCACCGATTAAAATATAGTTAACTTCTAAACCATCCTCATTTATAAAAGCAGGATGAACTTTAAATCCTGGACGAAGAGTATCACTTACATAATAATTAGCCACTTTTAAATGATAACCTCCAACTTCATTATCGATAGGCTCATAAGCAATGGGTACAACTAAATAATAAAATTTAGGTTGATAAACCATTACTTGACCGTTGGAACCATCTTCTTTGTAATCATCATCACCATAGTAAGCAAGGATTGTTCCATCATCTGCTACATTGCAACGTTTTCTTCCACCAAACATTTTGAATTTATCAAAACTTGCCCCGGAAGTCAATCCTACTGCTCCTGCTAAACGAGTATTTGTTCCAGCTGAATAATTGATTTGAACGCCTACAACGTCGTTATCTATAGAATTGATACCCAATGAACGATTGATTGTGTTGTAAATAGAATTGATTGAATGTTTCGTATCTACGATATATTCTAAATCTACGAAAGGTTTTACTGTACTTGTAAAATTGATAAATGTTTCTGGATAGTACGTTTGTAAAGCCTGTAATTGAGTTAATAAAGCAGATGGAATATCTTCTTCTACTGGTGTTGCAAGTTGATAAACTACAGTAATTGGGTTTGATTGAAAATATTTATTCACATCATCATTTTTAGACATTTTACTAAACTCATCATATTTTCTTATATATAAAGCAACACCGGATGTGATAAAACCATCCTTAGTAGATGTATCACTATAGACATTCTTGTTATATTTAAACTTATCGCAAAAATCAACATGCCCATCGTTATAAATTAATGACTTCATATTACTAATATCAATTTTTGCTCTATTCGAAGCAAATTGCCATTGTTCATCACTACTTCCATCAAAAGTTATTACACCAATATTTCTTATAATCTTACCTTTGTTAAAATCAATGTAATCATAAACATTTTTACCCAATCTATATAAAGGTTTGAGTAAAGTATGATTTAAGGATTTAGTTAAGGTAGATTTGTTTCCTTTGAATGTAGCTAAAATTTTATCTATACCTGTTACTTCTTGTGGGTATAAAGGCGAAGGAGAAGGTGCACCTCCTGTGTAAGGTTCGTAATCGGTGGTATCTGTTAATGTAATCATTGGTTTTATTGTAAAAGAACTAGCCCCTTGGTATCTGACATAAACATATAGTGTTACATTTTCATTTGGTGTATATTTTGTTGATTGAGTTTGGTTTTCATTTGCTACAATAACTGTCATATCATTCTTTCTTAAATCTAATCTACAAATGCTAGAAATACCACCACTCAAATAATAAGTTTTGTTTGCTTCCAAATTGATAGAACCAAGGCTTGTCAAATAAACATAATCACTTTTACCATTTGATAACGTATAAGTTCCATTATTGTTTTTCTTTAAAATTATACCATTTGAAGTAGTTTCACCGTTATTTGTACAATTCAATAAATTCTTCCCTGTAGTTGTTTTTTGTATAGAATTTCCTTTAATAACAATTTGTTTAATAGGTTTTTCTGCACTATTTCCTAAATATTTGTACCCATTGGTTGTATGAGTTGTTTCTACTATTCCTGTAGCAGAAGAATTAGTTACACTTTCAATAGTATCAACTTGTTTCTGTAAATCTGTATAAGTAGAAGGAATACTATCTAAAGCTTTTTTGGATGCGTTTTCTACTAATTGGACTTGTTCAGAGCCTTTATTTGTGATGTTGGTGATTTGATTACTTGATGTAGTAAGTAATCTGTTATTTTCGGTTTCAGCCAATGCTGATAATTCTTTTTCTAATTGGATTAAGTAATCACTAGCGATTGATTGTTCTTCGTCACTTAATTCGACTTCGATACCTTCTAATGAAAGTCCTTTAGCTACTGTAGTATTCCATTCTAATCTTTTGTAATATTGGTATGCTCGTATTCAAGTCAAACCATTCTGCACCGAATAATTTAAACACGATACATACTACTAACATAATGATACACGTTCTTAAAGAACGCTCATATAATATTTTGTTTTTCATAACAATTACCCATCTTTCTTTTAATTTACACTCCCATTAAAGCTCTAATTGTATTCTTACCAGCTACACCATCTGTGGTCAAACCTTTAGCTTTTTGGAATTGTATTACAGCTAATCTAGTATTGTCACCAAAGATAGCGTCAGTTTTACCAGGATTGAAACCATAACAGTATAAAGCAACTTGTACCGCTCTTACCATTTCTTGACGTTCTCCTAATTTAACATAATGATTTCCTAAAGCATTAATAGTATTTTTACCACATGCTCCGTCTACTTTTAAACCAGCATGGTAATCATGGTTCATAGCACATTGGAAACATCTAACGATATTGGCTTTTGTATTTCTACCATTAATACCGTCAACTGTAATACTATGTCCTGTATAGTTGATAGTATGTTGTTGCCCTAAAGCGACTAAATCATTTTTAGGAGTTGTGCTAGGTCTAGTTGTTGGTTGAGTTGAGATAGCATCACTAAATCTAAAATGATAGTCCCAACCACCTTTGTAATTATAGAAACTTCTAACACAAATTTCCTTGCCTGTTTGGTCTCCATGTTTACCACCTGTAGTAGTTCCTTTTTCATTGATAGATGCGTGGACGATATTGTTTGCATCCGTACACATAACGACATGATGTCCTTCTTTTAAGAAAATGTCACCACGTTTACGAGTACCACCAACTGAAACAGTTTTAAATCCACAAGCTAATAATTGTGCTCTCAATGTTCTAGTAGTAGATGACTTCTTGACATTAAATCCTGCTTGATTTAATGCCGTACCTACTAATGAAGAACAATCATAATCTATTCCACCATTTCTATGTGTTTGGTCATAGCCATGAGAGTCATCTTTGGCTACAGTAACCATGAATGACACGGCTTTTTCAATATTACCCATAATTTCCCTCCTATTTCTTGTTGTAGGTATTTGTACTAATTCCTAATAATACACCTAAAAATGTATCTACGGCTGTGATAGTACCTACGATTTGTTCACCATATGGTAAATTCCAGATACCTGCTAGAGCAAAATATAAAGTACCACAAGCTGGCAATACATATTGAGCGATATATTTAAGAATATCATATGTTTTGTCTGTTAACTTTAACATATAAATACCTCCTTTCCATATTTGTATTATAGCACCTAAAAAGCACCCATGTAAAGGTGCTTTTTATTTAGTAATCATAATCACGTCTCTTTTAATATTTTCTACGTCTTGTTTGATGTCATTTACATCATCTTCCACTTCGTCTATTCTATCATGGAGTTTCTTATGAGCGTCATGATTGTGGACTTTAAATTCATCTAAATCATATTCCATTCTTTTAAGACGTGTAATCAATTCAGTAATAGTAGAATTAAGATTGATGATAGGCTTCCCTACTGTAAAGAATAAACCTACAATTGTTCCTAACGCTAAAATTACTGTCCATGAGATACTTGCTTCGTTCACAATTCAGTACCTCCTTAGTCAGTTGTTTTAGTATAGTAAACAAAAGCTTTAAATTTATAACCTGCCCATGAAGTATTATTTTGATATAAAATATCGTCTCCGCTTAAGCCAAAATTGGTAGCATAAAATGTACCACTTGTTCCTTGTTGATAATAGACTACAGGAAATTTATTCAAATTTTTAGTATCTGGTTGTTTAGCGTATACTTTTAAGTCTACATAAGTGTCAGCATTAGATATATTACATGGTTTACTACCTGTACCTGATGAAAGCCCTGTCCATTCAATCATTTTTACATAAATTGGTTTTCCATCAATCCATGTATCTCCTGTTTTTGTTTCTTCTCTAGCATAATGAGTTTCATTGACAATATTAGCAATATTATCAGTGATATTATTGACAGCTTTTGTAATACTATTTACATCTTCGGCTGAAAATTTAGTTCCATATTGTTTAGGAGTATAAGCTTTTTCTAATCTTACATTAGAATAAAGTGTAGAACCATTATTGTCTATTAAATTATATTTTCTCTGTTCACTATCTTGCAAAATTTCATCTACATAATTTTCTTTTAACCTCATACCTCAATACCTCCATAATTTCCTAGAGTAAACGGTAATACTACTCTATTATTCCATAAGTTGTAAAATAAATTATAAAACCCTCTAATGGCATTTGTCAATCTATTCAATTCAATATAGTCAATATATTTGTCTCCCTCTTGAAATGTTTTCTTTTCTCCTATCCCTACAATGTTACCCGTAAGATTGTCTAATAACTCAATCTTATCTTCAATCAAATTCCATCTGTCTGGTGTAGGAAAATCATTGTAAGAAACAGTAGGAGGGTTACTATTTAGATAACTAGTGTCCATATCGTCAAATTTATCTCCTATAGGATAGAACACACTCAATTCTTGTGAAATATAATGAATATGATTGCAAAAATTATTATAATCATCAGCATTAATATAGCTAGAAGCTGTCCAATTAGCCTCTGGTGGTATCATATTAGCCATTATATCTTTCTCCCTTCTATATAGCCTCTTAATCCTCCTGCGCTGAACGTCAACTCATGCTTCTCAATCCTAATGATGATTTCATCACCTAATTTGTTTAGAATTTTGATGTTATCTCCTGTTTCCAATATAGGATTTCCCATATAGTTGAAAGAATACAATTTATCTTTTGCTTCTTCTCTAGCATACCATTCCGCTATGTCACTTGTCCATGCCCCTCCATAAGCCATAGGCAATAGATTATTGGACATTTCTAATGTATCTCCCACTTTAGCTAATTGGTATTCATCTTGTGTTGAAATGGTTTGAGAGCCTACGGCATATAATGTGATAGGTTGAGTCAAACTACTAGCACTAGATTTAAGAGTTAATCTTACATGTTTAATTTTACCACTTATCGCTGAAACTGTCACTTCTCCATTGTCAAGAGACAATGTACCACTTTCATTAAATCCTACATCCCATTGGTTTCCTGTTCCTATGTCAAAACATGGTGAATTGATTTCTACTTCTACACTAGAGCCTAAAGAAGGGAATGTGATAGTTTGTTCAAATATCTTCCCTCTTTGCTGTTCAGCTTGATAATTGTCTACCTTGATAATCATATTTCTAATAGGAGTTTGAATTTCAATATGAGGGTAATAATCTACATATTGATTTTCATTCAACTCATATGCGTTCATATTTTCCATTTTAACGTATTTTAAATGAATTGTATTGTAAGGTACTGTCCAATTCACCGATAAAAATGTGACTTCTATAGAACATAAATCTAAATTGTCAAAATTAGGAATATCATTTTTAAGATTTAACACGATTGTGTCAGTTTCCCTTACGTCATGAGACAATTCATTGCTTTCATAATAAGACTTTCCTGTGTTAGGATTTAATATCTTATATTTGTAACTTTGAGGAGTATGTCTATGAACAAATACCATTGAGAAATATTCTGGCGGTCTGTTCCAAAAAGCTAATCTAAATGACATATTTTCTTCGATATTTCCATCTTCATCACACATTTGATTACCTATCAATCCTGTAAATTCATTACTGTTTTTCATAGGAAATACAAAGCTACCATCCGCTCTTACATAATCTTTTTCAAACGTAGCATAATTTCTCCATTGGTTTTCATCAGTATCATAATAATCAATCAAACTGTTTTCATTTGATATATCAGCCATATTTACATTTAACGGCATATCTAATTGAGTAAAAGAACCTTTGGAATGTATCTTATCTTCGGTGTCAATAGTCAATATTTCTTGAAAGGCATTAGCCATCATCAATAAAGCTTCTTTTCTATAACCTTTATAGATTACAGGAAATCCTTGAGGAATGAATTTATCATATGTTCTTAAATCAAATATATCTTCATATCCTTTAGATAGCACTCCGTTTAAATATTTACGATAACTCATATTGACATTTACACTGTCAATGTCTACACTATCATTAATACAATTCAATTTGTCTATAACGCTCAATGTTAAATGTTGCTCGTCTACTGTCCAACTGTCAAGAATAAGCTTTTGCCCTTGAACATATTCTTGTGTTCCATCTGAAAATTCATATCCTACCATAAAATATACTGTTTGACCTTTATCAAGCAATTTCAGTTCATTATCTGGATTTTCAATATTAAATCTATCATTTTGATTGTTGATAACAATATTGGCTTTCTTATAAGGTAATTCATCACTTTTAAAGAAAGTAGCTTCACTATAAGATAAAGCATTTCCATCTGTTAAATCCTCATTGTCATAAATCAAAACTTCTCCAAGAGACATGGATTTCATAATAAGCATTTTATCGTTTGCGAAATTACTCATTGTAATTTCTAAATAAGTAATGTCTTTAAAAGACTCTTTAGTTTGAAATCTATATCCTTCATTTTCAAAAGTCAATGTTTCATAATAAGGCGATACTTTAGTGTCATATTTTATTTTAATAGTTTTAGGATAGTTGACATCAAAATCAAGAATTAATTCATCAACAGTTCTATCAACATAACTTTCATCAATAGAATATTTAAAAGTAATAGATGTGTCTTTATTAATTTCTCTCTTAAATACAACTCCACTATAATTCTCTTTAGAATAAAATATAGGTGTACCATCAGCTAATGTAGTTTCTCTTTCAAATAAAGCAATAGGAGTATATGTTTTATTCAAAAGTAAATCATTGATAGGCGAAGATAAAGAATTCAATTCTTCATCAGTAGTTATGTTACCGAAGGATTGTAATGTATTGTTTACCGCTCCTATCATTACTTTAACAAGCCATTTGTTTTTAAATGGCTCATTCATTTCACTTATAAATTTTTGACTTGCTTCTTTCATATCTAATACCCCATATCTACTAAATTACATTTACAATCTATATATTCTAATGGCATACCTGTATTTTCATCTACCTTCCATAAAGTAAATGTCCTATCACCTGGATAGAAATAACGACCTATCCATGTGAGAGTTACAGGGTCTACTACTTCTATATAGCATTTGAATTTTTCAAACTCTCTCAAAGCTCTACTCCATGTTTGAGCATCTAAATGAGGCCATTCTAAATTACTCAATTTTAATTGGTCTCTACCTACCTTACTACCTGTAACTTGTGCATTAGCGTTACGGCCAGAGTCAACAGTTGTAGTAACTGTGTATTCTAAACCTTGTTTAGGGGCAGGTAGAGGCACTCCATTTATTTTAATAAAGGGTGCACTCATAACCATTCCTCCTATCTTCTTTTGATAAATCCATTAGATTGAATGACATCTTGTGTATTGTTAGCGCTTTTGATTTCTCTACTGTCAAGATATACTTTGTTTTCAACCCTTATAGGATTTTCTCTATTTGCTTCTCTCATAGCATAAATCACACCTTCACGTACAGCTTCTTTCATTGATTGTACAAAACTTGTATTTTCAAGTGGCATTACAGTTGTCTTACCTCTATAGCTTCCTACAACTTCTTTTCCTGCTTCACCAGCGGTCCATAAACTTTGACTAGGTGATACGAAACTTGCATTGGCAGGAACGAAACCACCTCTAGCGAAAGCTGTAACAGTTGGATTTTGCATAGAATTAGTACCGTAGTAAGTTACAGGAATATCTACTCCCGTATCAGGGTCCATACTACTCCATGAAATCCATGTACTAGGGTCATTCCATTTGAATTGTTTAGCATATTTACCCAATCCACCAAAAATTTCTTTGACTTTCCTATCAAACCATTTTTGGAAGCCTATAATACTATCATACAAGCCTGTAAATATACCCCATATACCGCCTACAAAATCACTAACACCACTTGTAATAGCACCTGTAGCTGTGCTTACTACACCCCACATTTTATCCCATGCAATTTGCCATTTGGTTTTGATTTTACCTGTGCTTTCATCAATATAACCATATTGTTCACCTAACTTATTTTTGACTCTTGTATTGATGTCGTTATAAGAAGTATCAGCATTGGCAATTTGTTCTTGGTATGCCTTATCAATAATACCTTTTTGTTTTTCGTATTCTTCTTTAGTCATACCATTACCATCAGCATATCTCTTTTCAAGAGACGCTAATTGGTCTGCGTGCCATTGGTCTGCTTCTTCAATAGATTTCTCATGGTTTTTCTTTGCTTCTACAAGCATTTCACTACCTGCTTCTATTGTAAGTTGTTTTTGATTATATTTCAATCTGTTGAGAATAAATGTTTGTTCTTGTTCACTTTCACTCATAGCAGTTACACCTATTTCCCCTAATTGGTCGTATAAACTTTGTAACTCGTTTAAATCCTCTTGTGTCATAGGCATATTCTTACCTTTGTATTTTGCTGTAATTTCATTGATACGAGCATAAGTGTCGTCCACTTTCTTTTCAGTTTCATCATAGTAAGTATTAGTAGAATTTAACATTTCAGTATATTCTTCGGCTGTTACAGTTTTTAAACCTTTCATCATATCAAGGTCTTTCAATTCACTGTTTCTATCACTACTTAATTCATTTAAAACCGCTTCTTTCATTTTTGTGGCTTGTTTAGTCAAATAGCTAATATCCTTATCAGTAATAATACCTTTGAAATCAATTTTAGCTAATCTCTTACCTGCGTTTTCCCATTCTTGAACGACAGGTTCTAATTTTGATTTTGTAGTTTCACTTACTTTGTAAACTCCATTACTAAATTCATCTACAGTATCTACCGCAGGTTTCATACCTTCATGGACGGCAACTCCTGCTACGGCAACGCCTGCTAATACAACACCTAAACCTGTAAGTCCTGCAACCAATGTACTACCTGTGATAATTCCCATAGAAGTAAGAATTGTATCTCCTAATCCCACAAAAGCTGTAGCTACTGTACCTAATATACCACCTGAGCCTGCTAGGTTAAAGAACGCTCTTGCCAATCCGCCAATACCTTGTAAACCTGCTACAAAGTTGGATGTTGTTTGAACACCTTTTAATGCTCTAATAAAGTTAGTGATTTTACCTATTGCCCAGATACCTGCTAAAATGCCAGCTATAATCATTAAAGGTTTTTTCCATTTCATGAATGTCTCATAAATTTGGTTTGCTTTTGAATTGATATTTTTAAGTAAATCATCATATCCATATTTGCTTAAATCTAGTCCTAAATCTCCTACTCCTCCACCAGAGCCACTACCACTTGCTCCTGTGTCACGACTTACAGTACCATCATCATTCAATACATTCAATTCATCAATACCTAGAATATAATCTTTCAATTTCTTTGCATTATCAGCAGATTTTTTAAGATTTTTAGCTGTATCTCCTGTACCTTTGGCAGTATTATTGATTTGTGAATTGACTCCACTAAAATCAATAGATTTTAATTTTACTCCAAAGAAGCCTGCGATTTCAGCTACAATCGTTCTTATGAATTTAACAAATGCAATCAAATAAGGTAATACGGCACTCAAAGCAGGAATAAATAAAGAACCTAACTCCCTAGCTAAAGAAGTTAATTGCGCTCTCAATACTCTTAATGCGTTTGCAGGTTGGTCGATTGTACGCTCCATATCATTCATAGCACTCTTTGATTGTTCCATGATAGCTATAAAACGTAATTCAGTTTTTTGTGCTTGTGTCATATCACGAACACTTTCTTGAATACCTAAACGTCTTGCTGTTTCTTGTAATCTTACTTCTGAAACGTCCTTACCTAATCTACGCAATGGTTCTACAATACCTGTGATACCAGCTTGTAATTTTTGGAACATAGCATCTGGGTCCTTATTATATAAAGAAGCATAGTCGTATGCTAATTTAGTAAATTGTGTAGACAATGTATAGGCATTTTTAGATGAAACACCTAATGAATTTGCTAAATCATAGAATGAAGCTTGATAACGCATAGCTTCTTCTTGATTGACACCGATACTTTCAAGTGACTCTACAAAATTCCATGCTTGTCTTGTTGAGTCACCCATAACAACTTCAAAGAGGTTTTGGGTCTCGATGTAATCATTTGCAACTCCCAATAATTTTGAAAAAGCTTGGCCAGCTTTATAAGCACCTGCGGTAAAAGCCGTAAAATTCACCGCTCTGCTCAATTTATTCAAAGCGGATGTATTTGACATATCAGTACCTTGTTGTTGGCTAGGTGTCAAATTTGGTGCTTTTTTAGTAGTTGTATTCAATCCCCCAAAGCTATTTGCTAATTTTTGCATTTTAGGGATTGTGCCATCCATTTGTTTTTCCAATTTTTCTAATTTAGTAATAAGAGTATCTATTCCATCAGTAGATTTACTAGCTTTATCTTCAATCTCTAATGTTAATTTATCTACCTCTGCCATTCAGTCCACTCCTTTCTAAAAATAAAATAGAGAACGATTTAGTTACCGTTCTCTTTACGTTTATTATTCATTGCTTCTACTAATTGTCCAAAAGCCATAAATTGTGCTATAGCTTGTTGTTCTTCGACTTTAGTTAATTCATCACTATCTTTAATTTCTTCTTGTTCTTCAACTTCCTTATCATCAAATTTCAAAGGTTCTTTAAAGTAAGGTTGTTTCTTAAAAAGTTGATTACAAGCTAGAGCGTGGTCTATATACAGTCCTTGCAACCATGCTTTCCAATTCTCTTTATGAACAAATGCCTTTTCTTTATCCTCTAATTTTTGTTCATAAGCATCAAGATAGTTGTAGTATAGTGATGGTTCACCATGCCAAAATAAATCATAGGGCATATCAATAATAATAGATTGAGTGAACAGTTCATTAAATAATTCACTCGCATTTTCATATGAGGGTTTTTCAGTTTCTTCTACTTCCCTTTGCGAATTAGTTTTTTTCCTGTCTTTCCCTCTAATATAAAAACTTCATTTACCATTTCATTTAGGTTTTCGATTACTTCCATCATACCATATTCTTCTTTCATGAACTCTGCAAAATCAATAGCATCTTTCCATGTTGTTTTAGGTTGATGTTTAAGCATACCACCATAAATTAAAATTTCAAAGTTAGTATATAATTTTTCAGAAGGGTTGACCGCATTGTAACCCATCTTTTCCATTTCTACGATAGACGTTCTATCATATTCTAATCTAATTGTTTTGGTTTCATCACCAATAGTTCTTTCTACATCAATGTAACTCATGTCATGTCCTCCTGTTTGATATTTTATTCAGCTGGTGTATAATCTGTTAATTCTACACTTGAAGTAGCAGTAAGATTTAAAGTACCTTGCATTGGATTGTCTGGCGTCCATTCGTCATTTGCTAAAATTGAAGCAGTACCTCTAAATACATAAGCTTTGTTCAATGGTTTAGGCATACCTACTCTGAACCATACATCATCTTTAGCTTGTTCAGTTTGAATTTTTCCAACCTCTGCAAATACTTCTGGTGTGAAGTTGACACCAAAACCTAATGTACCTCCGTTGTCAGCTAAACCTTCGATATACACTTTCATGTTATCATAAATAGTCGTAACATCATGTGTAGATGGTGTACCAACTAATGAAGGGATTTTAATAACGTCTGGTACTTTTGCCCAACCAGTTGTTGGTACACTACCATTAGCATTTTTAACCCATTCTAAAGTTAGACCTTTCGTTAATTGTGCCATACAGTTGACCTCCTATAATTGATAAATAATCATTGTCTCGTTATCTATGATACCACCATAGGTAACGATATAACGTAAAATACTGTTATCAGAGGCATAGGGCAAGATTTGATATGTACCTATCATTTTCATACCATAGGTCTCTCTCATAATAGTATCTAATTCATTTCCTAATGTAGTAACTAATTTACGTTTGCTTATCAGTTGTCCTTCATGAGAAATATCTCTCCCATAAATTTCAAAACGATAATGTAAATTAGTTCTAATGATTTTTCCATTGATTTGTTGTTGTGGAGTATTTGTAATTTCCTCAACAGTAATCATAGGATATACAGGTTGTTTAGTAGAATAAGGTTCTCTAATATCTTTAAAAGGCACAGTAAATGTACTATTTTTAATCTTTTCCATGATTTCATCTAATATACTCACCATTGTTGTTTCACCTTCTCTACAAACAATTTAACTTCTACATTTAATTTTTTAGAAAGCCATTGAGCAGTCTTATACATTTGCATATTAGCTCTTTGACCTTGCGTAAAACGATACTCGGTTCTTGTACTGTCGGTAGGAAAAAACCATCCTACTTTGCCATCTTTGGTGGTAAAGATATGTTCGCCTATACCATATACCCAACCTAATTTATTGGCTAACTCATGGGGAGTTTCACTTCCTACTTGACCTGTACCAAACTCTACATAAAGAACATTTTCTCCCTCTTGGACTATTCTATAGCCACTAGGGGTCTTTGTCCAATATGTATTGTAGACTAGGTGTCGTCCTTGTCCGTCTGAAATAGGGGTTAAGGATTGACAATACAATACGGCTTCATCCAATATGGACTCAATATCAGATGGAAAGCCTTTTATCGTTTTCTTCATATTTTGAAGGTCTTGGATAGTTTTCTTTATCTCTTGTCTGTCAAGAGAAATCGTTCTAACCTTATTTGCCAATTTGCAACCTCTTGAATAAAATTGAAGCTTGTGAAATACTGTCAGATACCGATTTGATTTCAAAATCAGCGGTGTCACATAATACATCATGAACTAATGGCGGAGTTACATAGATATAAGCTCTATCTCCCTCATTAAATTTGTCAAGTTCATTGACGGAGATTTTAGCTCTACGATATTCTTTATAGCTGTCACCAAAAGCTACTATATCAGCTTCACTTGTTGTTGCTACAACATTCAATTTGACCTCTACAGGTGGCTTAAATTGAACAGGGTCACTATCCTTAATCTTCTCACAAATATATAATGCTTTTTTATCTCTTTCAAGTGTTCTCATGACTTAAAAGAAGTTCCTAACGGAATAATTCTACTCAATAGTGCTTTGGAATATGGAGAAGCATTATCATAAACTCTTGATACTCCATTGTCGCTATGAGATTTTTCACCTTCTGCACCATATTTAGATAGAGCCTCAACCACCATGTTTATTTGCAAGTTGAGGTATCTATCTTCAATAGGTTGTTCATCAGTAGAAATGTAACCACGTATGTCATTGATAGTATCTTTAGCCATATCTAACTCCAATTCGATTTGAGCGTCACTCGCCTCTGGATATTTGATTTTTACTTTAGCCTTTTGTTTTTCTATATCATACATGGTTGTTTCCTCCTATTTTTGAATATTTAAAGCTTCACTAGCTACAGTACCAGGTGTTAATGGTGTTAATGGTGTTACAGTAGTAGCAATTTCTGTAATTTTAGCATGATACCATTCTGGTCCATAATCTAACCCTGCAGTACCATATAACATACCTTTGTCACCTGCTCCTGCTTTTGCTAAAGGTTCCCAGAAGAAGTTACCTTTATTTGGGATAGGCATTTCAACGATTGATAACACACCTAAATTGACAATTAATGCAGTACCTTTTGGTAAGAAATTATCGTATTGCATTACACCGATTGTTCCTGCAGGTGTTACGATTTGGTCGATATTGATACCGCCTACTGTACGTGATTGTGGTAAATAGAAACCAGGTAATTTAGAGAAGTTATTAGTAATTTGAGCCTTACCGATAGCGTCACACATAATAACTAAACCGTTCATATCAGCACCTGCTTTAGACATTGCTCTTAATACTTCGCTGATATTGTCATAATCTAATTCTTTATCTCCTAAAGCTTTAGTTGTAGTTTTGATAGCTTTAACTAAACCTCTAGTCTTATTTACTTCTTCATCAGTTGTTGCTTTTTGATAAGTAGAATTGATTAATGTGTACTCTAAATCTTTTCTAGCTTTTTTAGTTTTTTGAGCCATTTGGAAGTCAAATTCGTTAGGGACGTTATTAGCTTGTCCAGCAATATTAACCCCTGCTAATGTTCCTGTATTGGCTTGTTTTTGATAAGATACAGCAGTAGTATATTGGAAAATTTGTACTACATTTGTTTCTTGTGCACGTGTTACATAAGTTGGTTCTGGTGCAGTTAATGAAGCTGTTTCACTAATACTAGGTTGTGAAGCATCTTCACTTGCATATGTTGAGTTTACAACGAACTCTACAGATGATGTGTTACGTCTAGGTAACATTGACACTAAAGGTGTATCAATATTTGCTTTATCGAAAATTTGTCCACTATAGTTAAGGACTCCAAACGATTGCGCTGTTCCTGTTGACATATAAAATTCCTCCTATTTTAATGTAATTCCTTTTTCACTTGCTTGTCGCATAATAGATGAAATTCTTACAGCTCTCATATAAGATGTATCTTTTCTAGCTTCATCTAATTGTGCTTGAAGTGAGTCTTTTTCATTGACAGTAGATGGGTTTGTAGCAGGTGTGTCCATATTTCTTACGGATTGTTGTTGCTTTTTATCCATTCTGTCTTGTAATGATTTGTTATATCGAGAAACAAATGATTTTGCCTTCTCAACACTTCCATCAATATCTTCACTAGCAAATAGGTCTGTGTAATATTGTAAATCTTCTGCATCATTAATTCCACCTTGCATCAATACATTTCTAACATCACTACTAGAGATACGTTTATTTAACACTTGGATTTGTTCTTCTACAGTATGGTTTACTTCTTGTTCAAACCCACTTCTTACTTGTGCGATAAATTCTTGGTCTTGTGCCAATTCTTTTCTAGCATTGGCACGAGCAGTTTGACTTGCACGAGTTCTTTCTTGGTCTAAATATCTTTGAAATTCTGGTGGTAAATTATGAATGTCTAATTCGACATTTTGTTGTGTATTTGTTGAATTATTTTGTGTTTGTTGATTTACCACTGTTTGATTTTGAGTCCCTTGTTGACTCGCTTGATTTTGTTGAGTTTGGTTGTCCATCTTTGTTTCCTCCTCCTCGAGTAGTATTATCGTCACCTTGACTCATTTGTTGAGTGAGTTGAAGTTGTCGTTGTTGCTCCTCGAAATTTTCTTCTTTTTTCTTTTTCCAATACTCCTCACCACGTTCAATTACTTCTGTATTGTCACTTGTGATGTCCACTATATCGAGTACGTCACTTGGCGCCATTACTTGTGTATTTAACATAGTTGCCATAGCAGTTACTTTGCTATTCAAATTATCTGTTTTGTTACGTGGGTATTTAATATCTACGTTTATCATACTCGTTTTAGAAATTTTTTTCAAGTCACGTAATATTTTCAATATAACACGTAATTCTTTCTTTTCAGATTTCTTGTTGAACGTTTCAGTAGTACGTGCCACTACTTCCATGTCTGCCCATCCGTCACGAAGTTTTACAGCATCACCTGTATCTCCTCCGCCTCCACCACGTGTTTTACGGTCTGGAATACCTACGACAGCCCTTAAACTATCTTCTAGATATTGTCTCAACTGTTCTACGGAAGTACCATCTAATTGAGCTTGGATATATTTTAAATCACAATTCAACCCTTGTGGTGAGCGAATTTGGGCAAACTTGTTAGATTTTACGTTGTTCATTTCTTTTTCAGTAAATTCAGCATTTATAGCTACTAAAATAGAATTTACGAATTGTTCTACGTCATTGACACTATCACTTCCCACTTTATTGATGGCATCCATCAATGTAATAGCAGTTTCCCAATGTCCCATTCTAAATTGATTGTTTTCACATTCAACGATAGGTAACACACCTAAAGGATTTGGTTTAGGATAGCCTGCAACTAAATTGTCATCTGTAACTGTCACACCAATATATCCATTATAGTCAGTTGTGCTAGAGAATGGGATTTTAAACATATAAATCTCACTCATAGTATAAACTGTCATGAGAACATAATCATCTTCGTTTTCTCCCCAACTTTTTGTATATGTGACCGCAAATACAGGGTCTCGTCTTAATTGAGAAGAATAGGCTACAAATGTACATTCACTATCTAAATTCAAATAATAATAAGGTGCTTCATCTTCATTATCTACTCTATTAGGAAAAACCCCTCTATGAGAAATACCAAAGATACTACAATCAGTAGCTTTTTCTTGGTCACTTGATGGCTTGTCATTCATTTCAGCGTAGTCATTTAATAAACGAACTTCTTCTTTGATGGGATTTGAACCGTTTGTGTCCTCATTATCAGTTCTTCTAGCCACATATTGCATAGGTTTACCAAAAGTGTAACCGATAATATCTCTAGTAAACGTACTAGCATAATTAATTACCACTTTATTATCCACGTCTGGTCTAATATCCTTTACACGATTGAAAATGTTTTGTGCACCATTGTGATAATCTCTTAAAAATCTAATTTCATAGGCATTTTGATAATGTGTCTTTAATGCTAGATTTAATGCTCTTACGATATTATCTTTATCGAGTATCTTAAATCCTGCCATTTCATCACCAGTTTGCTTTTCATTGATATAATTTGTATATATTTTCTTTCGACCTTTGAAAATAGGAATTGGTTGAGTAGCAGGAGCGACACCTTGAATAAGGTCACTTACTAAACTTTCCATCTTCTCTCTTTCTTTTTCTTGGTCTACAGTTGGTTCGTCCATGTTATCACCTCTCTTGTTTGATTTTATCATAAAGAAAAAGACACATCAACCATTCGTGATGTGCCCTCTCCTATAGTTAAGGTGTTAATTCTATGAGAATAAATCGTGATGGATGTCAGTTACAAGATTTGAACTTGTATCTTTCTCGACAGTGTTTAGAGAATATTTTTACCTAATTAAAACTAAACTGACATTTAAACCATTGATTGAATAGGTACAATGGTGAAAACCTACAGCAAGATGGCAAAATCTGCATATAATAAATGTGCCAATTACAGGATTTGAACCTGTATCCTTCTCTATGCGCTATCTAGAGAACATTTTACCTAATTGAAACTAAATTGGCATGTTTCAAGCCCCAACGGGTAACTTGAAATCCACTTTACAAAAAAAGCTAGTAGGCAGTAATTATCTTTTTTACGCTAACCCTTTGCGACTACCTAACGCACTTTGAAAGCAACCTAGCGTACCAACTAGGAGCTATTTATTATAAAGGAAATATAAAAATGTCTATCAAAAGAAATTACCTACTTATTCAGTACACTATTATATTACCATTTGTTTCATCATATGTCAACCCTAAAATGGTCTTTTAAATGGAGAACTTACAGCTCCTATCATAGGTTGCTTGAATAATTTAGCCAATCCAGCTAAACCATCTGGACCATCATCATGTAATGACGAGCCTGTTTGAACAAATGTCGTAACATTTGACATCATTCTACCATAATCGTCCGTTGGCTTATACAATGATGGGTCTTTGAAGTACATTCGCTTAATATCTGGGGCATACTGAATGATACGCACCAACTTGCTTTGTTTAGTACCTGCAGGACTCCATGTAATGTTACACCTATGTTTGCTACCTTTTTTCACCATATCGTCTACATCACGTGCATAGAAATCCCCACCTCTGTCCGCTTCAAAGTGAGCCATCTGTACTTCATGCTGTACTATCTTACCTGCAACCATAGGTTCAGTCACTTTATAGTCAGCTTTACATCTAAATACTGTATCTACGACATAGCAATCCTCTCCATAGACATATCCTACAGGGAAGTTGATGAAATCGTCACCACCGAAGGCTACGTCACAATGAGCAATGATAGCATCTGGCTTTGTATTAGGCAATGACAAGTATCTTCTCAATTCACTACCAGGGAATAATAAACCATCACGTTCCATAGGATTTTGTTGATATACACATTCCCATGATACTTCATCCATGTTACTTTTCAATTCTTGATACATAGCTGTTGTATATCCTACATTATAGTCATAGTCGAAGTTGCTTTCACCATCTAAATTCAAAGCTGGCATCTTACGAGAGCGAAATCTCTTTGTCTTGCCATATTTTCTTTCCAATCTAGAAATTGGGTCATGCACGGACCATATAGTACCGATACCTAGAATAGGTGCTAATCGTCCTGTTCTTTTATTCATGACACGTCTTTGCATTAAATCGACAGTTACTTTCGACCATAGCTTTTCTAGTCGGTCAATATTCATAGCTTCTTCAATACCAGAGCACATATCATCTAAATACAACAGACTTTCAGCTTCTAGTGCACCTGTAATCTGTCCATCAATCGAACGGAATGTAAGTGTCTTATAACGCTCATTATCCCATATGTCGATTGTCATATCTTTAGCAGAGGTAGTCAATTTGCCTCTAGCCTCTGGAAATATCTCATAAAAACGATATTCTTCACTGTCTATGAAATCCAATACCCCTTTACAGAAGGTATTTACCAATCCACTTGCATAGCCAGCTCCAAAGATATGTTCATTTGGATAACGTCCAGCCAACCACGACATAAAGAATAAACCAATGGTACTTTTACCTATTCTTGGTGGCATGGACAATAAGTAAATATCAATGACCCCATCCCCTAAATCCTGTAAATCCTTCATAACAGGATGAAGAACTTTCATACGAGGTTGATAAAATCTTTTTTCTGGCTTTCTATCCCACTCCATAGCAATAAGATACGACTCTAAATCGTATCTCCCATTGTCCGTATGTGCATCACGTAAAAAATTGTAGGCTTTGAGTTTTTCATCATCCTTTAAATCTTTCATATGAGCATTTATGAGTTTAATCTGCCCTCTGCAAGTCGCTCTCAAAACATCCGTCTTATTTTCTTTTTTAGATAAATCACGTAAAAGATTGAGTTTCTCCATACGCATGAAATAAGGCATTGTTTCTTTGAGTTGAGATAAAAGAATAGCTATACTTTCTTCATTTTGGTTCATTATTTTTTAGGCATAACATAGAATTTTGCTCCTACGTCATATCTTTCTCTAATTTCTTGAAGGATTTCTTTAGCACGTTCTTCTGTTTCATATTCCCCCATAAAAGCTTTTAATGTAAACACGACAGCTTCGATAGTGTAAGTTCCTCCATTATTTTCTCCTTCTTCAAGAGAACATAATCCATATGGAATATCATTTTTATCATTTTGACTTATAATTCTCATAAATCATCCCCCACTTCTTCATCTTCTTTATAAAAACTAGAAATATACATTACAAGTGCATTGACTACAATATCCTTGACCTTCATATTCGTGTCCAATGACAGTTGCTTGACCTGTCTATGGACACTTTTAGGAATAGGATAGTTGAAATACACTTGGTCCACATTTGCCTTTTGACCCATGACTACCCCTCCATTTCTTCTTTCAAACCTTGAAGTTCTTCTTTGATTTTATTCAAAGCAGTTTCTTCTCCTTTGGTACATTTCACTCTTTTCAATCTCATTTCAATATATTTTTCAATCTGTTCCACGTGAAACAATACCGCTTTATTTACTCTTTTTCTACCAAACATAATCTTTCTCCTTATAAAATCTCGACTTCTTCAAACACCTTGAATATCTTCGGTGTCTGTATAGCCATCCAATCAATCATGGTTTCATTCACCGCCCATTCCTTTGTTCTAATTAATTGAGACGATACGATACCACTTTCGTATAAAAACGCATGGACGATTTCATGTCTGGCTATCATTTTTCTAAACTCACATTGGTCTTTCTGTCCGTACTCCAACTCTGGACGGACACCAATATGACATTCTTTTACTGAATTGTCACACCAACCATTGTGGTGCTCGTAGAACTGAATGTTTTCAGTAGACTCAAAGATTATCTTCCATGTGCTACCTAGAATATTCACTTCTTTAATAATTTTCTCCATTACTTCACCTCGATAAAATCTTTTTTAGTTTTAGATTTAGGTTTATTTTCTGCTAAACATTTTGCACATTTTTCAGCAGGATTTGTAGTAAGAACTTCATCATATTTCTTACATTCAAAATATGTTGTCTGTCTTAATTTTCTTTTGTGTTCACAATCTCCACATAAAGCCATGATATTTCCCTCCTTTTATGATTATAGTATATATCATAGTATTGCTAGTGTCAATTAATATCTTTTTTAAAATAAAAAAAGTGCCCCATTTAGGGGCAGGGCATGTGTCAATACAATTAAAAAATTTTAAGTAATAAAAAGTTGATTTTGATGAATTTTCCATTTACAAATGTTATTTCTGGAAGCTAAATAGAATTACTGTGGTTTGGCTTACCACGAGTATATATTACCATGTCGTAGAGTGAATGTCAACAGTTTTTGTAAAATATTTTTGGAAAATGATGTGATTGTATGAATGTGATGTTAGGGTGGTGCTAATATATACTAGTAAAATCATCTTTTTATGCTGGATTTCGCAGAGTCTATTAAAAAGAACGGGGGTGGGTATCTGTCAGAATAGGGGTATCCCGTAGTAATATTCTCAATCTAAAAATTTTTTATCACTTCCAGATAAAAAAAATAACCTCGATTGAGGTTATTAAACAAATTCAATCATAATGCAATGCTTATCACTATCCAAACTAAAAGCGACTATAATATCACGACTTTCACATTTCAATCGTTGAACAGTTAAGCAATTCACTTCACATCCTTCAATACACATATCTTTATAGGATTTATTCCATATCAAATAATTATACGTGTATAATATATCGTTAATATCGTATATTTCCCTGCCTACTCTATCATATAATAATTCGCTTACAGTGTCATATATACCGTAATAGCCTTGCGTTGTTTCAAATAATACCACATTATCCATCTTTCTACACCTCTCTATTTCCTTCTTAATAAACCTTTAAACATACCATATAGAAATACACACGTGCAATACAATGCTTTTCTTATCATTATCGCATACCCTCGTAGTAACGAATAATAAAGCGACCAATAACGATATAATCGTGTCCTTTTCTCAATTGCTTTTTAATTGTTTCAACTTCTTCATCAGTGAAGCCTACTTCATCCATCAAGAATATTTTAAAATACTTGCTTGTTGTTCTTGAATAGTCCCAATCGTGGCCGACATTCACTTCACAAAAATCGCTATGCCATTTTACTTCTACGATAGTACTATCGTATGATTGGAATACCTTTCTATTGTCATCTTTGATAATAAATTGATTTGGTATAGCTCTTCCGCTATTACCTACTAAATTTCTAACCTTCATTATTCTTCTTCTCCTTCTTCTAAATTAATACCCAATTCATTAAAAATATAATCGTCCTCAAATGTTAGAAAATCATTTAATTCGATTTCATCCACTCCGTCAGGATAGACAGTGTTTAGAAGCTCCATCAATTCTTTTTCTTTACTTTCATCTAAAACCGTATTAAGCGTGTCAACCGCTCCGTTCCATGCGTTTCTGTAAATATCGCCAAAACTCATATCATTTGATGTCGTTACTGTAATATACATATTTTTATATTTCCTTTCTTTAGGGGTTTACCCTTTCCTCGTCTATTATATTATCACTAATAAATAGTAAAGTAAAGACATTTTTAGCAATTTAATGAAAAAAATAAAAAAATTAATTAATTTACTGAAAACACTAGACAAATGAAGAAAAAAGATGTAGAATATATACGAAGATAAAGAAAGAGAGGAAATAACAATGGTAGAAACAATTTTAACAATTAATGAAGCGATGGAGTATTGCGATAATATAGGATATGTTTATCCAACTTATGAAGAAAGCTATTACATCAATAGCAACGTTCAAGTAACACTTGAAGCTATTGAATGTAGTAACGGTTATTTCTTTGGTAGAGTTATTAATGATAAATTGCGAAGCATTAGACAAGTAGAAAGTTTCTATAGCCCATCATTAGAAGCACTTTATCATCAAATTGCTTTAAGAAATAATAATAATGATGATTTTGAAGAATTTGAACCTTATGAAGAATAGAAGAAAGGAAAATATAAAAAATGGATAAGCACGAATTTGTTTCTTGTATGATACAAGATACCAAGGGCGACTATAGAAAAATGGTCGCCTATTGCAAAGAGCATAAGAGAAAACCACCAAAAATCGTGGCAACGTCACCGTGTCAAATGGGTTGTTTAAAATTTGAGGGTCAAAAATTCCTATGGTATTATGAGAAAGACCTTTACGGACTTATGCCCCTGGTTAGAGTTGATAAAGCGTACTGATGTACGCTCTTTTCTCATAATAATAAAATTTTCTCACAATGATAATAATTTATAAATCGTCCTCCCAGGTTGTATCTGAGGGGATTTTTGTATGTGTGTCCAAGTCTACATGGGTGTCTAAGTCCACCTTTGTGTCCAAGTCTGCAAGTCTGCAAGTCTGCAAGTCTGCATGGTCTGTCGAAGTCTGCAAGTCTTCACCTGCAAGCAAGTCTGCAAAGTCCTCTAAGTCTACACCCCTCGAAGTCTGCAAGTCTGCAAGTCCTCTAGAAGCCTCATTTTCTTCGATTTGAGCGTTGTTTGCGTTTGGGGTATCAATTACACCTACCTTTGGTGTTTCGCTCTCTACGGGCTTAAATTCAGCGTCTATGACTATTCCGGGTGTAGAATTGATAATTCTTTCTTGTTCATCCAAGTCTATCACGTTTGACGACGACTTATGGACCACTTCTGTCTTGTCCTGCATACCAAACCAGTTCTTTCCTAAAAAGAAGTATAAAAGTGTATTAATTGAACCTTGCATGGTCTTTTCAAGGATGAATTGATGGAATAATTCTTCGGCTCTTTTAATTGATGCCGAGAAAGGATTGGTGTTGTCTTCCTTCCATCTGCCTA